GCTGTGAGTGCCAATGGTCAATTCCATATCACCTGTTGCTGGGTTATAGGTTGCAGCAGTTGGGGTGAATTGGACCAGAGGAGATGCACCAATGTTTACTGTGATTGTAGTGCCAGTTGTGGCAGTAATAGCGACAGCAGTATTGAATGCAGGATCTCCAGCACGAGGATAATCGTGGAAAGTCCTATCACCATCAGCATCACATGTAAATCTCAGAGAGTGTGGACGGACCTTGATAGTATCGGATGTAGTCAGAGTGTGAGTGCCGATAGTCATCACCAACTGACCAGTTGAAGGTGTGTAGACTGCAGAAGACACATCGAATTCTTCCAGATCTGCTTCGCCACCACTGTAGGGACCCTGATATGTTGTAGGATCCTTGAGCATGAAACCAGTAACAGAGGTTCTGGTATTAACTTGATGATACAGAAGATTATTGATTGCTTGGAAGGACAAGTGCATTGCCTTATCAATAGCAGTCAAAGATTCTGCATATTCACCAATCAGACCGTTGGCAATAGGTGCTCCAGCAGCATCGAAATACTTCTTAGTGAATTCAATGATATTGTAGTTACCACCCTGAGAAACGTCTTCTGCAAGAGCGTCAAGCATCAGACCAATGTCACGACGACACTTAAGTTGACCAGGAGAATATGTGCCAAGAGACTCATCAGGGAGGTCAGCCAGTGTGCCATTCAGCAGAGTTTCATCAACAACTTCATAGAGAGTTGTGATTGCTGCCTGCACATCTGTGCAGTTATCAGTGCCATTATTAGACTGGTTAGCACCGTTAGTGCCGTAAGGATCGTTAGGTGATGGGTCAGCAGTAATACCATTACCATCGTAACCACCATGATCAACTTCACTCCAAGGAATGAATGTAACGCCACCATTAGGTTGACCAGATGGTGCTGTGAAGTTAGAAGTCAGATTGTTGGTGATTGCCAACTTCATCAAATCTTTTGCCTTCTCGAATCCAAAACGAGTCTCAGCAGACTCATTATTGACATACACAAAGTTGCCATTTACATCGAAATACTTTTGGCAAAGTTTACGAGTATAGACGTTACCACCACGGAAGATATCGATAGAAATTGCATCGATATACAATTCAAGGTCACGGATACACTTAGAAGGATCAGGTACGGTGAGTGACGTATATTGCGTCATCATCTCATCATATGCCTTATTAGCAATGTATTCTTTGTTTCTCTGAATCAGACGATATGCATCAGAATATCTGCTCCAAGAGTTGGTAATAACATCGCCAGGGAAGTAGAATCTAGGATGTCTAACAGCGATCTCTGCTTCAGCAAAGTCGATAATTTGCTGCTTGTTGCCAAGGATCATTGCCGAAGCATCCTTGAATCTGTTTGCAGCAACGCCATGGAATACAGAAACTGGGTTACCGTAGTTTGCTCTGTTGTTGATTACAATATCGCCTTCTTGGAAGTTACCACCAGTCAACTGAGTATACTTAACTTCAGTATTTCTAACTTCTTCAAAGTCGAGGAAGTCATCATTGATTCTATTAGCAGAATCGTAAAGCTCAGTAGGTGTAATAGAAGATTGAGAAATGTTATCGAGAATAACATTAGGATTAGTAATACTAACCAGACGCTCAAACAGAAGACCGTAGAAAGTGGAGCCTGGGTTGATAATCAACTCGTCAACAGGGTCGCTAGTAGCAGGATCAATATAAGGAGAGATGAATGTAATCTGACCAGCAATCTTAGAGGATGCTGAGTAAACAAACTCATTCAATCTCAGGTCAAAGATACCAGTTTCAAACTGTGCAGTACCTGAAGTCTTACTGACAACAATATCATCAGTAACGTTACCATTTTCATCAATATTTGTTTCTTCAATAATTGCAGTATCGCCTTCAAGGTTAGTAATAGACTCACCAAACTCAAAGATAGTATTGCTATTCAGTTGAGTAACACTTTGGACAAGTGCTGAGAATAGAGTGCCACGAGTGATTTCTTCATTCAGGTTGAATGTGCCACCAACCAAGTTGATAACATCGATATGACTTGTGCCAGAGTCAATAACAGTGGCAACAACGTCACTATCTACACCTTGGACTTGCTGACCCAATGTTGGGAAGATACCGAAGTTTGGTGTGCCTGCCTGACCAGAATACAACTGAATTCTGTAAATTGGTGTAGGAGTGATGCTAAGGGATCTGTAGTTAACTCTAGATGCAGGTTTGGGAGGCTCAGCGAATACGATGTTACCACCAACAATAGAGTAAGAAACGCCAGGTGCCTGAATCACACCGTTGATGGTAATCATCAACTGATTCTGCTGGACGATAACTTGCTCACCTTCGACAGTAATTGGGAAGGACTTGTCAATACCGTTAAACTGAGGAGCAATGTCATCCAGTTTCTTCACGATAGAGGTCAAGATTTCCTCAGAGGAAGTCAGACGCTTTTTACGGAAGAGGACTTCAGTATTGTTGTAATCGGTGTAAATTGGTTGTGCTGCACCGAAAGATGTGATTTGGTTAACGTTGGAGTAGTTATTGATGTTAACTTCCTTCGTAAACTCAGTACCGACCTTTCTACCCGAAACATCCTTACCGCCGACCAGTTGCAACTGACCAAACATGTTGAAACCAGCAGGGTGGTTGTTTTCAAGGATTTGAGTCTTCCATTCGGTAATGGGGATCTCAGACTTGATAACGTAAGAGAAGTTTTGATAGAAGAAGGAATCTTGGATTTTTTGGACGATTTCAGAAGGTTTACCGACATTATCGATAAACTTACCAGGAGTCCTTGTCAGAGAGCCGATATTCAGCACACCACGAGCAATACTCAAGTTATCGATGACACCAGACGCTTTAGAGATAGATCCAGTGACTTTTTCGCCAACTTGCCAATCTCCGTCGTAATCGACGATTTTGAGGATCTTAGGACCGATTTGCCAACCAGTATTGGTAGAAACCTTACCAGTTGCACTTGCAAGCTCAACTGCACTACCTTGGTAGACTTCTTCACCTTCAAGGAAGCGAGATGTCTCAACAACTGCTTCTGCACGACCACCGAAGACTTCGGTGAGCAATACTTGACGACCACTACCCTGAGTCAGGAATGTGATGTAATCACCTGCTTGTGCTGCTTGTAAAGTCAGTGCAAAGCGAATTTGGTCGGATTCCAGTGAATTTTGTTGACCAGCGATTGCATAGTAGATCTGACCTTCAACCAAAGAAGTCAAACCTGCGCTAGAGGGTTTAGGCAATATACCTTCAGTGCTACCGACATTTTCAGCACGGAATTGGATTTCTGCACCAGTTGTAATGCCGTGAGGGAAGTTAAACTGCAGATAGTTGAGGTCAAGGTTAACAACGTAGTTAAACTCGGACTTCAGCGTAACTGTGGGCTCAGATGAGTATCCAGCACCAGGATTCTTAATAATGATCTCACTGAGTCTATTATTCTTGATAACGGCAACTGCATCAGCACCTTCACCGCCACCACCTTCAATAACAACTGCAGGAGTCGATGTATAACCAGCACCTGGATCAATAATCTTAATTTCAGAAAGAATCGAAGTATTGAAGAGTTGGAGGTTAACAGGGAAGGTAATTTCTGGTTTCAGAGTATAATCGTGAGAATAACCGAAACCAAACTCATTATTCTTAAGTCTCTTGATCTTACCGATATTTTTACCAGTCAAGAAGACGGATGCACCACTACCTTCGCTAGGAATTACAACTGTGACAGATCCACCAGATCCAGACAGTGTGGGACCAAGAATGCCAGGAATAGCGTCAATATCAACGCTTGCAACGGTATAACCTTTGCCTGGATCGGCAACTTGGACAAGACTGATTGCTCCAGACCCAGTTTCCTCGTCTGGAGTAACTGTGACGGTAACTTTACCACCTTCGCCGTCTCCAGCAACAGGAACGTCATAATAGACGCCAGGTGCGTATTCTGTGCCACCGTCATTGATAACAACCTTCTCAATTTGACGGAAGGATGCAATATCGGAGATAATTGGTAGTTTTTTGTAGAATCCACCAGGAGAAACCAGTTTGATCGAGTTGATAGGTCCAACTGCTCTTGTAGAAGTAGTAGAGTAGAAAGAATACTCCTGACCTTGATCATTTGCCCCGATCTCAGCGTTACTACGCTCAGGCTCTCTATTAAGTGGGAATTTGAATTCAGTATCGCTTACAATTTCGCTGACTCTGAATCTACCTTGATATGGTGTTGTGATAACGTCAATATACGAGTTATCACCGACTGGAGAATTAGCTCCTGTCCTAGAAGGATCGAAGTAGTAAGAAATGTTTGTGACATCGCCCAGTACCAAGAATTTAACGAATGGATTTCCTGCACCAGCACCTGCGATACCAGGAGTGCCATCTCTTACAGTATTATTGAAGGAATACTCCAACTTATACTGGTTATCCTGAGAGAAGGACAGATAGTATCCGAAGTTGGAAGGATCGCCAACATCGAAGTTGTACTGGTGATTTCTAGTAAACAGAAGGGTAGGATGCTTAGCATAGACGTTTACATTCTGGATACCATTATTGACAAAGGCAGGATCAGAAACTGCTGCTGCTCTAATGCCAAGTGTAAACTCTCTAGATCCGATAACATCATCAACGAAGAAAGATCCGTTGAATTGATTACCTTGGAATCCTTCGGTAAAGAGAATATCGTTTGCTTTATAGAAGTGAGGAGTATTAGATGTGAAATACACCTTATCAGTCCTAACACTACCAGTCATGATGATGTCTTTCTCAAGACGTGCTGTTACACGAATCTTCTTGACAGAAGCAAAACCAGAGATCTCAACAGACTTCTCATCTTCTGCCAAAGTGATATTATTAGTGTTGACACTAACAACGTCGTTAGGAATGAAGTTAGATCCAGGATGGACTTCTAAGATCTCAATGCTGTAGTTATTACCTTGGTCATAACCCATCAAACGGGTCTTAAGACTAATTGCTTCAGAAGTTGCAATATGACTCCAAGTAACCTGACCGTCAGAAACATCACCAGTGGTGTGAGTAGGAGGGACTGCTGTAGTAACGCCACCGCCACCAGCAGCAACTTCATAAACGTTGAGACGATACCAAACACGCTGACCAACAGCATACAAACGATGTGGCAACCACTCAGGCATATCCAGACCAGTATACTGAGGTCTAGGATAAGGATGCTGAGTCAGGTCAACAGTAAACTTACCTGCATCATCGATAAATGCCCAGTTGATAACACCGTCAGAAACAACACCAGTGTTATGCTGAGGTGCAATAGTGCCAGATGTGCCAGCACCTTGTGCCTCATAGATTCTCTTTTGGTTATAGACACGATCTCCCTGTGCATATGCAGTGCCTGCCTGCCAAGGTGATTCTTCTTCAATAGTATCGAAGTAAGTGCCTTCAATCTGGTTTACATCAGCAGGGGATGCTGTGGTGCGGAATCTATCAGTAGTGTTGAATGTGCCGTAGGTTTTACCGACTCTATACTTGGTGCCAACGCCAGGATTTTGCAGAGTGCCTGCAGGAATCTCTGTAATAGTTGCAAATGCAGTTGTAGTGCCAAGGTTATTAAACTGCTGCAGAATAGAATACTTAGTCAGTTTGACATCTTGATTAAATGTCAGCTCAAGGACGTTATCAACCTTCTGATACAGAGCATCTCTAATATAGAATTTGGGAATAACATCTGCAGAAATAACCAGTCTCTTACCACGAGGTGAAGGGATGGTAGAAGTCTTAGAAGCATACTGATCATATACTGAAGATAGTGTATATGTACCAGGAATCATCGTGGAGAAAGTCTGGGACATGTCCAGAATTTGCAAACCACCAGGACCTTCTAACCACTCACTGATTGCACCAGTGCTGATAGAATTCCAAGTCATACCGATTGTATGATCGGTAAAGGCAATAGTGCTATGCTTATTAAGACCAGTCAATGTATAAGATGCACGCTGAGTGTGTGCTCTATCAAACTTAATCAGTGCAACATCAGAGTTGGATGTGGTGATTGCAATCTCAGCGGTTGGCACAGTATATGAAGTGCCAGGATAAGGTGCAATATCATCAAGCACAAAGTCATCGATGTTACCACGGAAAGAATTGCTTGTAGTTGGAGGACTGGAAGGACCACAGATAACAACGTCATCGAGAGCAACATCAGTAGTGCTCTGATAACTGACTTGCTGGTTACCACCGATGAAGACCTCATAACGATACAGACCCAGAGACTCTTGACGTTTCTGGACAGTAACATGGACCCATGCACCAGCAGCAAAGGCATCCCAGTTAGTTGCAGCAACAGAAGAGGCAACCTGAGTGCCATTCAAGTAAAGGATAACCTTCTGGTAGTCAGGATCAGTGCTATCACCTTGAATAGTTGCAGTAATCGAATTAGTATTAGTAGCATCGTTGACATGCAACAATGTAGGCTCATGAGCGGTGCCCCATACAGTTGTATTCATGGACATCCACATTCTACCACTCCACTCAACTGGTTGTAGACCCAAGTCAGTAATAGTGATAGGTGCAACGTCGTTAAACTTCAGAGATCCAGTGCCAAACTTATAAACAGCGGCATCAAATGTCAGATCAGACTGACTATAGTAGTTGTAAGTGCCAAGCTCTTGCTTAGTAGTATCTTCAACAGGATTTGCAGCATTACCCATTCTCCAAGAGACGAGCTGATCGGAGAGTTGACGGTTAGCAGCAATAATGGTGTCACCAGAGTTATCCAAAGCATGAGTATATGCTTGGAAACCAATACTTGCAGTGTCATCAATCTTAGTCTGATATAACAGAGTGCCGTCATACTTCATGTAAGAAATAACTGCATATCTCTGATTCTGAGATTCAATAACATCAGAAACTAGAGTATAGTTACCCCACTGGTCATAAGAAATACCAGCATGATGCATTTCAAGGAAATCGCCAGAAGTTGTGACTGTCTTACTCCATTCCCATTCAGTTTGTGCTTTGGTAAGCAAGAATTTACTGACGTTGATCTTATCGTACTTGGATGCAGCAGAATTAAAGATATCCCAGACAACGATGACTGCACCGTAGTCATCCATAGTCATTCTAGGGTTGACTACACGTCCACCCACTGTAGGCACTTGCTTGATCCAATCCATCTCAAGGTTTGCACCATCATAGAAGAATTCACCGAAGATCAAGTCATCATTTTGGTCGTTAACACCAATGAAGAAGAATCTATCATCGGAGATCATCATGATTTGATGCATCTTCTCAGAATCATCCTGAGATGCAACCTTACGCTTCTCAACCAGATCACCCTCAATACCACACTGAATGATCCACATATCATCAGGATCAACAGAGTTAGTATCGGTATAACCACAAAGGTAGATACGTTGCTCTTGGTCAAGGGCAATAGAAGTTACATAATCTCTTCTGGTGCTACCAGAGATACCAGCGATTGCTCTCTGCCACTTCAGAATACCGTCAGGATCGTTTGCGTTGTTGAATCCAGACTCATAAAGTCCCAACCAGATATCGGGATTAAATGTATCATTGTCAGGGTTTTTAGTTTGGCCTGTAACATATATGAGGTCGTTTTCTGGAGCATCATTGACCACCATCTTGAGGAATTCAGCTCTCTTCTGGTTGGCATTGATAGGAATGAGAGTCCTTTCCCAAATCTTCTGACCAAGGTCATCAAACTTAGCAAGGAAACCAGATTCATCACCATCTGTCTCAGTGATCTTACCGCAGATATATGTAAAACGTTGAGAGGTAACTTTGATATCATTAACTTCAATGATACCAGTTGCTTCCATATATTCGGTCAACCAATAGCGAGTCTTCTTAAACTGCTGAGGATGAGAAACACGAATTTGAGGAGGATTCTCAGGATCATAACCATTACCAGAGTTGATAATGTTGACTCTGTTAATTTGACCAGTATTCTCCAGTACAATCTCTAACTGACCATCCTGACCAGAGGATGTAATCAATTCAAAGGTGGGAGGAATATCTTCGTTGTAACCAACACCAACTTGAGCTACATTGATGCGCTCAATACCAGAAACAACCTTAACTTTGAAGTTTTTATTGGTGTTGTCAATAACAGGAGAAGAATTGACAATCAATTCGTCTTGTTGGCGAAGATCATGGTTAGCGTTAGTAACGATCACACCATATGGGCGATCACCAATGATCTCCTTAGAATAGGAGTTAATCTTCTGACCCTTGACAGATTCGATAAGTGCAGAGGCACCGAAACCACCTGTGCCTTCATCGTCAAAGAAGACAGTATCATTAACCTGATAAGAAACACCAGGATTCTCAATAACGAAACCATCAATCTGAGCATCCTCAAACTGAGTGGTTGTCTCAACTTCAATGTCCACTCTGGATTCTTCAGAAACCTGAGGGAAGTAATCATAGATTTGTAGAGTTGCCTCTTCAGACATCTCAAGAATCTCTTGCTGCTCATTAGCATCAATGATTCCGTCGTTGTTACTGTCCTGAATCTCAAAGATAATAGGATAACCTTCGATTTCAGTTGTTAGGACATCTGCTTCTTGGTTGGGTTGACGATCAACATCGATGTCAACATTGACATAAGGATCTCTATAACGGACAACATCTTGAGGAATATTTTCCTGAGTTGCTCCCTGAGCAAAGTTCCATTGATCAGGCAGTGAGTTAAACTGAGGTCCAAGGATATATGGGAATTCAGCAACACCAGCTTCCGATGCATCAATAGTAATAAAGTATGCATAGGTGCCATCAGGATACTGAGGTGTCTTACAGAAACGACCGTTGTAGTTATCCAGATCACCAGATTGGAAGTCATATGTATAGTCAGCAACAAACGATCCAGCAGGATATGTGGACAACTCAGGTCCATCAATACGAGCAGGGTTAGGGTTAGTAGCTTGATCAAATACAACGTTATCCTTTAACTTATAGGATGTGCGAAGTCTTCTAATACCACTGTTTTGGTCGGTTGGATCAATGTAACCATAAGGACCGTAGATTGGGTTACCATCATAAGCCCAACCCAGAATAGGAGAGTGCTCAAAGTTAGATGCAACTTCTTGGAATTGCTGTGTAACAGGATTAAGGAAGACGTTATCGCCAACCACATAACGAAGCTCTTTAGGATCACTAAGGTGAGCATACTCACCACCAAACTGGTTATTCAGACCAGTAAAGACATATCCTCTTGCTCCGTCATACTTATTGACAAGATCATATTGAAGGTTTCTATTCCACTCAAACACCTGTGGTGTAAATTCAGCAAAATCACCAACAGACTCAAGTCTAACAGTAGTAAGACCTTGTGTATATCCAATACCTCTGTTTGTGATCTCAACACTAAGGACTCTACCTTTATCCTCACCAACAGTGCCGATAATTGCCCTTGCAATAGCACCGAAACCATCACCATTGATTACAATCTCAGGAGCAGTGGTATATCCACTACCAGAGTTAATAATAGCGATAGAAACGATACGACCGTTAATAACAATAGGTTGTGCCAGAGCACCTTCACCAGAGTTAACTCTAACTGCAGGCAGTGAAGTATAACCAGTACCAGCAGAAGTAATATTAACACTTTGAATAGGACCACGGACACTTGCAGTTGCCTCAGCACCTGTGCCACCGCCACCAGTAATAGAAACGCTAGGTTGTGAAGTATATCCTGTGCCTGGTTGCTCAACCAGAATTCTGGTGACGCGACCACCAGTTACGACAGCTTGTGCGGTTGCTCCAATACCACCACCGCCAACGATGGAGACCAAAGGAGATTCTGTATATCCACTACCTTGATTGGTAACAACAAAGGATGTCAAACTACCATTAACAACAACTTCACCAGCAGCACCTGTGCCGCCACCACCAGTAATTTCAAGAGCAGGTTTAGATCCTGCATCATAATCCTGACCACTGTTATCAACAGTGATGCCAGTCAGAGGACCAAATCTAACAAACTCACCAGACTTGTATGCCCAGATAGACACACCATTCACCCAAGCACCAATCGAGGTATTTGCTTGAATATCTTGACGCTCAGAGATAGTTTGGACAAGTCTTGGGAATCTAAGCAGTTTACGCTGGTTGCCAGGAATCAGTGCCGACCCAGTGAAAGGACCAACCTTATAATTGGGTAGACCAGAGGAAGCAACATAAACATAGTCATCATTAAAGAAGGAGTTTTGGATATTTGTTGTAAACTCACTAACAACGTTGTTGATAGAATTAACATTGGACTTACCTCTGTTAAGGTCCACAGAAAGAAGGATATTACCTTCAGGAATGATCTCTGTGGGAGTATTGATTTGATATGTAAATTGGAATTCGTCAATACGAGAGGTAACTGTAAAGGTGCCGTTAAACACAACAGGGTTAGCACCATAGATCGTCACCTGATCAGAAACCAGAAGACCGTGGGGGTTACTACAGACAACAGTTGCAGTCTGGTTATTAACACCACCAGGAGTAACGCTAGTAACCTGAATTAGTTTCTTAACGTTATACAACCATGAAGATAGTCTCTCATCTATTGCAGAAGATCCGAGTTTAGCAACCTTCAGCTTGTCACCTTGCAGATAGTAAGATCCAGTATCATTCAGGATCGTTGTGCCTGCTTCTGCAATACCAAGGACTCTGAGTTTACACTCGGCGGAAGTGCCTTGATTGACATATACAAAGATATCAGAGAAGACAATGGTGCCAGGATCCCAATCCTCTACAACACCATTTTTAGATCTGGTGCATTCAATAAACTGGTTAAGTGATTTCTCTTTATATTGGACAACCTCTTGATCGTTGATACGAATGGTGCCGTTTCTTTCTGGCCATCCAATCGTGGAGTCAACGGTAATAATTTGACCCTCTGTAGACAAAGGCTCAACTAGAGTCGTCTTATAAGGAATGACAAAACTACCACTCAAGGTCTCTTCAGAGATTGCCAATTCGTAGATAGTGTCCTTACCTTCAATAATAGTAATGACGTTTTCAATCAGTGCCTGTGCATTTTTGACACTAAGGTCAACAGGATCGGCATACTGAGTAAGTTGTGAGTCAATCAGATTGGCAGGATCACCCTCAATCAACTCAGCACGCAACACAGTGTCAACAACCCATGTAGCAGCAGATGGTGAGATGATCTCATCTCTAGGATAATAGATATCCACCTGCTCACCAAACATGATCTTAAACAGATACTGTGTGGAAAGCTCAGTGCCCTTACTGATGTAGAAGTCACTGATATTTTTAATTACTTGGACAGGATTGATTGAAGAATAATCAATCTCAATAGTAGGAAGATATTGTCTTCTAAACTTATCAAAGACTTCTCTGATAAACAGAGAGTCTAAGTTAATAACTGTAGATGCAGCAGGGTGAGTAGACTGACGCAGTGCTGCTTCACCTGCATAGATCTCGTTATGTAGGTTATCGTATCCAACAGCACCAGATACACCACGACTACATCCAAGGAATGCAGAAGGTGAATAACCTTTACCTGCCTCAATGATTTCATAACCAGTCAGCTCATTGAAACCAACAGCAACGGATGCTCTTGCTGCTTTAGGCTCAGCAATGTAGATCTTAGGAGGCTCTGTTTCAGAATATCCAGTACCGAAGTTGGTAATGTTAATATCAGTGATCTCACCGTTAAAGATAGTTGCTGCAGCAGTTGCACCTGTGCCACCAATAGGCACACCATAGGGATCCTTTCTATCGTCAACGATGTAAACGGAAGGAGCGTCGGTATAACCTCTACCACCTGTCAACATCTCAATGTTAGTAACAGCACCAGACGCAACAGTAACGTCAAGCACCTGAGCACCGATAGGTTGAATAATCCTTGCTCTAGGTGGAGTTACATATCCTCTACCTCTATTTGTAATAACGATCTCGTAAACTTGACCGTCTTGGTTGATTCTGGAGATTGCCTGAGCATTGATACCACCTTCAGGTGCTTCATCCAGATAGACAATAGGAGGATTGCTGTAGTTGAGACCTTGCTCTTCGACAACAATACTATCGATGTTTACACGACCTTCACTATCAATAGTAGGTTGTCCAATTTTACAACCACCAGGATTAACAAAGGAAATAGCAGGGATAAAGTCATATCCACTACCAGAATTCATAATAGTCAGACTATCGACCTGACCAGATTCATCATCTACAGTCAGAGCGACTTTTGCCAGTGTGCCACCTGTAGGAGCGCCTACAATGGCGATTGGAGGGTTGTATGACGTATAACCTTGTCCACCATCAATTAGAGTGATATCTTTGATACCACTAACCAAAGTTTTGGCAGTTGCACCAACACCATTGTTATGCTGGACGACAACCTTGGGCTCAAAGTCTAATCTATAACCACTACCACCAGTTTTAGGAATCAAACGGTCAACTTGACCATTTGCATCAACAGACACAACTGCAGATGCTCCAGATCCAAATTGAGGTGCAATATACTCAACAGAGCGTACATGAATAGTATCAGCAGCACCCAGAGGGAATCTGAAGATAATTTGATTCTCAAAAACGGTATAATCGGTATATGCCTCTAATTGGCGATTATTCTTCTTAATAATCAGACCGATTGCCGAAGTTGGCGTATATGGTTGAGTATTTACTCTGAGGGGATATTCTTTCTTACCTTGATACTCTTGGTATGGGATAGCATCAGTTGTGACGATCGTTTGATCGGCATACCCAACCAGATATGTAATTTCAGTAAACTGAGAGTCGTCAGCACCAGATCTAGCACGAGGAGCAACTTGAAAGCGAATTTGATCGCCTTCAACAAAATAATCAACTCCAGGAATGAGCATATCGTTATATGTGATAACGATAAGGTGCTCTGCCGAAGGAGGACGGACTGGGGTGCCTAGGAAGTTGAGAGGGAAAGTATTTCTAGTCCCATCAAACAAACTGAAGGGATTTTCTAGTTGTTGTTTCTTTTTATCGAATTGAGCAGGAGAAACACCTGGTGTAATGATGGCATCAGGACCACGAGTCACAGACTCGTAGTAAATGACTTCATTATCGATCATAATCGATCCATTGGTCTCCTTGAAACCATCAATCGATTCAATTTTAATATCTTTATCGTTCAGCCCAATATCATTCAGCAGAAGAGTATCTCTAGACAGTTCGTCAGACGTATAACTGTCAAGATCCAAATAAGTCAGAAGATTATTCAGAATGTCGTAAGGACGACCTGTTTTTTCTTGAGACTTGTAGTATTGGAAGAGAAAGTCAACAAATTGTCGATCTTCCTCCCTGATAAACTCAGGGAGTTGATTTTCAACTCTATCCGAAATATTGATATTTTTTGTAGGCATCTATCTCAGAAACAGGAGGAATCTACTGGATATGTGAAGGTATCCGAAGGATAATCAATGATATTTATTCCGCTTGGATCACCGAAGTTATAACCATTGAAGTTGTTGGGATCGAAGTTGGGGATTGAGATGTCGTTGGTTTTCCAATCGATTGGAAACGCTTCAACATCAAACAATGTGGGATCAACGCCAGGTGGAATGTTAATAGATCCACCATAAGGCAATACTTGAATGGGAAGACGGGTAGTATCGTCAGGAGTGCCTTGGATCGCAATAGGACCAACACAAACTTGTCCGCTACCGTAGTCAACGCTACCAACTGAGTTATTTAACGTTACTTCAACCTCATCTCTTTTGGTAACAAGAATAAGATTGCCTTTACCGTCATCTCTAATGTTTACAGGCACCAAAACTTGATTTTCACCAGTAATGGAGTTAGAAGACGAAACAGCAGTGGTAGCATTTGTGCCACTACCTGCCATAGTCAAATTAACAAGATCTTCGCTGTATCCTGTTGCATAGAAGGTGCCAGATTTGACTACAGAGAAGGAAGGAGCACAAGTGCCGCTATCTCCCTCGTCTACACACTTACCATCCTTACAAATTTGACCTTCTGGACAATCTGAGTCAGTGCTACATGTATTTCCACCTTCTGGGGTGCCAGAATAGTCGCCAGGATTGTAAAGTGGGTTTCCAAAGTCAAGACATTGAGTAAATACGCTACCAAACTCAAATTGGTCAAGATTTTGACCAATAGTCATCTGAGTAACCGTGCCAGAGATCGCAGGATCACTATTATCGACCATCGTGTTGTATTTCGATGTATCAATACGACCACCGAAGCGATTATTCTGACCATTCTTGTTAAATTGGTCAATATTACGCAAAACGTCACTTCCGAGTTGAGCACCACTCTTATTAGTGTTGTTTCCGTCGTAGTAAACGTAAGATTTGGGGATAACGTAGAAAATAGTAGGATCAATGATCACAGGATCGATTGATGCAACCGTATAACGCTTCAAATCATTTTTAATCTTTGCTTTTGTCGTCTCATTCAGTTTGTTTCCTGTTTTTGGACGAATAGCAACGTAAACTTTACCGTAAATGGGTGGAGATAGTTTTTCACCACCGTATGCGGTCACAGATGCTGCCTGAGGATAGATCTCTGAGACGATATGCTCATAATCTGTTTCCGTTACCGCTCTGTTTTGGGTAGAGAAGGATCTTGGCGCTCTAAACTTGACTGATAGCGCACTTTCGCGTGCTTCTCCGTCTGCAGCAGACTCTCTAGTAACAACTGCGATGTTTGCAGGAGCGATTGCGCGACCATCACTGTCTTTGATGGTGCCAATGAAGGCAAAATCCTTACAACCGTTTGCTTCTTCACCAAAAGTGGTCACATATGACAATCTAATGTATTCACCATCGATCAATTTACGTCCAAGGACGCCATCACCAAAGACGAGGCGGTATCTAAGGTCATCAGTCTCCTCAAGGAAGTAAACACGAGAGGTGCTGTTGAGTGTAGTAACGTTTGCAGCAAGATTATATGTGTCAATCTCCTGTGACTGCGCGTTAGGAGAGATATCGACGTAAACCAACTGAGTGTCTACATCTTCAGTGGGGATAACGTAGTCTTGCTTCTTCGTATAGTCAACTGTGTAGTTATACTTGAGCAAGTTACCCTGATAAACGAGCACAGGGTCAAACGTCGCGATACCAGTTGCGGGATCTACGGTAGTTTGGAGGTCACGAGTCACACAGAAAGTGTATGTGTCATTAAAGTTGCGGGCAACAAACACATCTCCCGCTCTTAGAGTGCAGAATTCAGGATATGTAGTGCCATTCAGCGACACTTGTGTCTGGACGCGGATAGTTACGCACGCTCTGGGCGCTTTAATTGACCTAGGAGTGTAATTTAACTGCTTTGCAATGCGGACAACGTTATCTCTAACCGTAGCAGTCTCAAGAAATGCCTCATTCAGCGCCATGTTTGCGTTGAATGCGGTATAATATGTGTTATAAGCGAGGATATCAATCAGATACGACGCAGCACTACCCTCAAAGTCGTAGTCAGTAAACTCTTTACGAGTACGAAGGTAGGACTTAATAGACTCCTTAATCTCAAAGAAGTCTAGAGATGTTAATTGTGATGGGATAGCTGCCATTTCAGGTCTTCTCTAAGAGGAATGTTACTTCTTGGGTAGTATTCTCACCCGTAATCTTATATTCGAGCTCAACTTGAATTTCATTCAGATCGCTGTTGTCACGAATGCGGACATCTTGGACAGTGATTCGTGGCTCAAGTCTTGCGAGACAATCTTTAATCTCAGTTTTGATCGCATCTTTAGAGAATGGATCCCATGGCTCAAAAAGAAGACCTTTCACCCTACTCCCGATGTTGGGTTGAAATGGTCTTTCACCTAATATAGTCAATAACAAATTTCTTACAGATTGATTGATTGCTCTCTCATTCTTCACAGCACCAAAATCGTCAGTAGAGGGATTGGCATTAAAGGAAATTGCTAAATCCTTAAATCCTCTACTGACGTATTGGTCTGATCTAAATCTGTAAGCAGGCATTTAACCCTCTTTTTTCTTTTGTCTCTCAGGTGGGCGGACATTACGATTCACCTTATGAAGGTATTTATCACTGCGAGGGTCGGTTATTAGCACCATCCCCGATTTAATGAAATCAGCACTCTGATCAGGCACAGGACTGTTAGCCACTTTTCTTCCTCCACACGGTATTTTTATTTATGGGCATTCCCAATGGTTGTTAGGACGTTCCCACCAGAAGTGTAAATCTTCCTTGGAATTGTCATAATAATGAGAAACAAAATCTGATTTGAATTTGCTTCCAGTGTTTTCGCAGAGAGCAACAGTGTAGTTGGGGCGATCACCGTATATCTGATACTTATTCATTGCCTCAGTGATCCAAGTGTAGTTGCCACCTCTGATGACACCTGCCTCAATCAATACAAAGTTGTCCCAGTCGATTGTCCATTCCGAGAATCGATCAATGAATGTCTCAAGATAAGACTCATGTGATTCGTCTGGGAAAGGGACATTTACTGCTTCTATGTGGTAAATCTCACCATCTTTACTCAGGGCATGGCTCAGATGTTGAGCCACGACACTTGAATAGTCAGGTGAGACACAAAGGAAGCAGGTCCTTTTAGGATGAATGTCAGGATCCGCCATTTGAATCCTATAGATCATTTCCTGAATTAGTGCTATCTCTTTATCTTGAGAGATGAAATTCAGTTTCCTTTTCATAACTATATGTTGGTGGATGGAAAGCACAATACTCGTTAAAGGTAATCTTCATCTCTTTATTAGTGAGATTACAATGCTTCGCTGCTTTAGGAAGATTCCATTTAGCACTCCAAAGCATTTCCATCGCTTCTCGGGTTTCGGGTCTCATCGACCCTGACCACGATAACGCTTACCTTTGCTATTACGGGACGTTGCCGAATATTTAGTATTCTTAGAGGACCCTTGTCGAGTTACCTTAGGTCTAGCAGGAAGCCAACCATCTTTTACCAAACCAGTCTTTGCTTTTGCAGGCATAACCTTTTTTGAAACTACTCTATGATGCTAACACAGTTGGGTGCCCAAATGCAACCACCGAAGAGCATGGATATGAGAATCCTGGAAAACCAACACCCAGTGGGTCTAGGATCCTCGCAATAGGGATCTTAAATGCAAAGACTGTCAGGGTAGTTGGGAAGAGGACTCTAGTATGTCCTGCACCGCCAAAGTCCTCAGCTGTCAGCACACTACAAGCAATAGGTGTAGGGATAGGACACATACTCTTACCACAGGGGCAGATATAAATCACAATGTTTGTACACAATGCGATGTGTGGGGTAAACGTATCACCACCAATCATGATGGGGATAAACTGCACCAGCACTGTTGCTCTAATTGGGTTAATTGCTGAAAGTGGAATTAGAGGTGTGGGTGGCCACCAGCATGTAAAATTCTTAATGACGATGCTGTAGGGCACTGGAGGGGTGCCACACGCTTGCACTGAGTGGACAGTAGAAGGCAAACAAAGACCATGACCTGAGCAAGGCAGACCATTCAGTGATGCGACTGGTTTAAGAAATCCGTATGCCATTATTCAAACTCTTGGTTAATTCGTTTGCCCGCATCGTCTGGGCGAGCAACATCACATTCAGAGAAGTATGGGTTACCAAAGTTTTTAAGAGAGTTGCTAAGTGCTTGGACACCACCAGTCAACCAATTCCTTACACGCATTGTGCCACTGTAAGATCCCATCTTAAATGCTTTGTCTCCATCAGAATTCTGATATATCCTCGTTGGGTCAATAGCGATGGATGCATCATTAACACTACTTAGACCACAAGCAGGAGGTCCACCGCCACCGCCAAGATAACTCCAAACCAGACCACCAGTATATCCAGATCCTCCACAAGAAGCACAGAAGGGATTCACTGGTCCAGTAGGTGTTGTGTGTCCACTAGGATTCGTGCCGTTAGCGGGTCCTCTGATCTCCCAGAAACGCTCTCCTGACATTGGGTTACCAGATGCATCCCAACCACAATAAACGTCTAGAGGGGCATCTGAGGGCGCTCCTGAGGCACGCACATACTTATCCCAACAATCATGGTTAGGCACGTTGGTGCTGCCAGGATCAGGACTACAGTCCACAGTGAATGCAGTATACGCTGTGCTATTAGTGCCACCGTAACTTGTAGTAGACGAAGATGTATTTCCATTCTCATCTGTAGTCGTAGTTGTCTCATCATCAACCCAACTAAACGTCGTTTGAGCAGAAGTTAGACCACCACCAGTCAAATTATCACCCAACCAAAGTCTAAATTGCTCATATTCACTAAAACCATTACGGTTATAGTCAAAAGTATTCTCATCTAGACCCACTGGGACGAAAATAATGTCATTTGGGTCGCCAGGATCGCGATAACAGCGTCCATCAACGTCTCCGTTGTTGCAATTCCACGTTTTGTAACCACCAGACACCTTTCTGCGCGGTGTAACCTTGGGTTTTGTGAAAGAATCCATGTAATCCATGAAATCTTCACCCATAGATCCAATAACTTTACCTTCAACCATGATACTGACGTTAAATTCTGCCTCTTTGATCTTAGAAGCGCAGTATTTGTAAGGCAAATAACCGAAAGCACGCTCATCAGAGAGGTTTCTACCCTTTTCAATCATGTCAAGAGTCTGTGATCCCCTTTCTATGGTGCTCACATAGGCACATGGCATGTCAAACCAACGTCTGATGTTGTAAATCTTGGGTTGACCCATGGTCAAACAGCGATCTTTGTTGAAAGGACCGTAAACATGCGACGTTTGCTCTTGATATTCGTCTAGTGCCTTCGCTCCTTGGTATACTTGAGGCATAACTTGCGACTCAAACTCACGTACACCAGGACTTACACCGCTAACCAACTCCCAGAAGTCCTCTTTTGGTATAGCATCGAGCACATTACCGCGACCATCTACCTCTAAACAGTTAGGTGGTAGGTCAAAACACAGTTTTGTCTCATTCTCTTCATCAATCTCCGCCATTCTAATGTAGGAATCAGGTGCTGCGGAGGCAACAGGTGTATTCATAATGGTGAAACCCGTGTTTGCAACCTGATTAGGAGAGGTTGCAGAGCCAATACCAGTAGTACCTAGACTCTGAAACTGTGTAGGTGCGCCACCAAAGTCATTTCCAGTGTTAGTATTGATCCAAGAGTTGGGATCTTGGTCCTCACCTACGGGAATACCGTCATTCATAAACTCAAACTGGTTAGAAATGCCCTGTCCAAGCGCAGCAATGTCGCCAATGTCGGGACTTTCATACTCAATATACTCAGGATCGCTAATAAACACGTCGGGTGGCTCTTCCTGAGAGTATCCACTACCGCCATCAATCACTCTAATCTTCTTAATACCGCCAATTTCGTCGAATGCAGCGATCTCTAGTGTCGCAGCTTTGAGCTTAGATGCGATTCCATCGTGATCAGTAGGGAATTCTGTCGCACCACTGAAGGTTCCATACGCAACTTGCACATCTTTGATGGGGTCATCACCCGAAAACTCCGATTCTGTGAATCCAATCGCCTCTTCGGCGTTGTAATCTTTGCGGATTAGGTCATCTAAGTGCTCTGTAGTGTCCGTAGGAGAGAAATTGTTGAGGACTTTTGGTGTAATTGCCGTAACTTTTGCTCTTTCGGAGTAACCACGACCGCTATTGATGATCTCAACCTCTGAAATCGCGCCCTTATTGTTGATAATTGCCTCAAGTTTCGCCTCATCTAGAGTACGATTGGGCACAAGTGCCTTCGGAGAGAGCTCAACTTTGTAATATGACACCTTTTTAGGGAATTCATACACACCAGCAAACGCACATTTGTTAGCAATGCCGTATCCAGCAAGAATTTCTACCGTGCCACCGTCCGTAGAGGTGAATTGTTGGAGATAAGTGAAGGCATTAGTGCCGCCTTCTAGCTCCATCAACCCGCATTTGAGTTGATCACCGTAATAAAAGACAGAAACGATATTCCAACCATTGATTTCTTCACCTCTATTGAAGTCACCAGTCCGTGTTGTGTATCTAAACAGGATTCTAGGACTGTCTGTGTCAATAGTTTCAAAGGATTCGTTAACTCCATTGGTAGATGTATCAGTCAAAACACATCTAGTCTTAGTAGTCTCCCATGAGTCTTGTCTAATTTGATAGAAATGAGAGTAGAAATGCTCGTTAGGGACACAACAGGGTCTAGGTCTCTCGCTAGTCTCGTCATTACAAGTAGTATTAGGGCAGCAGGGGATGTCATTCAGCTCATACTGAATGCCAAACAGCGGTCCATTCCAAGGATATGTCGTATCGTAGAGATAATAATAGAATTGTGAGTCATAAGAATCCTCAAATCCTAAGAAACGAGGCACTGCTCCCTTGATTGCACCGTTAAGACCGTATGCCCACTCAAAGTTTGCCTCTGCACTTATGATTTCAGCGTTGTCTGGGTTACCAAAACCGATAACACCAGGCGTTGCACCTGCAGGACCGTTAGGATAACCACCAGGATACCCTCCTCGGTTGTATACTCTCCAGTTAAATGGTCCATTCTCGTCATCAAACTCATACCAACCAGTCTTATCTACACACTGACCAGTAGGACCAATCCTACCAACGTCTATAACCTGCTGCTGAGGCGCTGAGGGGGCGTCTGCAGGGTAGACATACCCAATGATACCCTGATACTGGTAATCCCTATCCATGGGTTTCCTACAGGGAATAGGGTTATCCTCTAGATTGACCTCACCAGCAGGGTTGATTGTATAGAAGTCATCAATATCTTTACCCTTACTAGCACTCTGACTACCATAGCGGTAGTGATATAGAGGCACAGCATCATCACCATACTCCTGTGCATCAGATAGATTGGTGAAGATATATCCAAGGGTGTAACACTTATAATACTTTCCTTTCCCGCAACCTGTATTAACGCCAGGTGGGTTACCAGTGCCAGCAACTAACACACAGTTGTCAGGCCAATACGAATACCACATAACAAGTGGCACAGCACCTTCCTGCTGACGATCTAGACAGAAGAAGTATGGAGTGCCTTTCCTAGGCTCATGATTGTATCCACTTGATATCTTCTTCCACGATTCATTCTCACAACCTGCATCTGCCTCGATCATCTCAGGTTTCTTTGTATACTTGTGATCGCGCTTTGCTCCGCGATACCATCTGTATACAGGTGCCCGCGTATATCCGCAGTTTGCTATACAGGTCTCTTCTTGATCACCGATATAGTGTACAGCATCTTTCCCCAGAGGATACGAACCAGGTCCGCTACCCTCAAAGGTAATAAAGTAATCTGTGCCCGTGCCAAGTCCATTACCAGTGGAGTGACTCTCATAGTCACCACTAGATGGTCTTTTCCAAGTTGTGTTATACTCTTCCCCACTAATGGGGTTAGGAAAACTCCGAGCAGTCTCTTGGAGATATGCAGGCATTACAAATCATTTCTCTTCCAAATTATTTAGACGGGTATATAGATCGTTAAACAATTCAGGTAGGTTTGAGTAGTCCTCCTGACCAGGAATCTTATATTTGATCATATCCGCACCAGGCGGCGGAAACTTTTGTAGTGCCTGCTCTAAGGCGGTTACGCGATTAGTCAGTTGCACTAATGCTTGGGATAGTTGCTCAAATCCCCAGTTGGTATATTCTTCTAGGGTTTCAAACTTCGGAGTTTCATTCATAATTTGGGACGCGGTTTTTCGCGGATTTTTTAGGTTACCACTTTCTTCAGGATAATAGATCCGTCGATGTCTTCTGAATACTCTAAGACATCACCTACGTCCCACTGTGCTTCTTCAAGCAATTCGTCGGGTAGTGTGACGAAACATTCTCCATGCTCATCTACCTCGACCTCTAGGACATAACGCTTTGACATGTAGTAGTTTTATTCTACAATGCTATGTAGACTTCTTGCGAATTGCACCGATACAACTTGTATTCCAAATGCGGTTGCCTTCCTTTTCAAGGTCTGCAATCATACTGGTGGCATTGTAAGGGTGATGCAACATAAAACCATCACCTAGGTAAATCCCTCCGTGATTAGGTGCTGCGCCCCGTGGTGCTGAGTAAGATCCTCCTAGTGGATTCACATACAGTCTGAAGAGAATAACATCATCTACCTGTAGTGTAGAGAAGTCTGTCTCTTCTCCCCATTCACTCTCCCACAGTTTCTCTGCACCACCCTCTTCGATTGCTTCGTCAGTGAAGGTGATAATTCCCCGTGCATTGAAGTCTGGGAGATCGTCATCATACTTGTGCTTGTAATACTTACGAATGATCTCATAACATCCGTAGATACGTCTTCCTGTCCAAGGGAGTCCTAGGAGATCCTTGTATTGCTCTCTGAGGGCAATCATCTTCTCCTTGCGGGAAATACTCATGGTTTGGTAGTCTTGTTAGTAATCTTATCGCGAAGCGCCTTAACGGCGATCCTAGCGGTCTCTGAGAGAGATTCCCAGATATATGTTACCTGCTCCCTCAAAGGGGTATGGAGCATTTTCATATTCTGGGAATTTTTTTCTGTAGGGGGGACCCGAAGTTTCATTTGAATAATATTGCGAGGTCGCTGTGATACTTTTGTAGGTTAGGGAAGTATACCTTTTTTATATACCCGCCTTCGGCGTGACACAAACGAGTAACAAATAACTGTCGTTAAGTGTTATTAACTGTCCCCTACTTCTACATCATAGCACATACCCTCAGCAATGCAATAGTCGCATAGTTGTTGATACTGTGTGAGATAATCGTCGAGGTCCATGTCTATCAACTGTTGTGCCATTTCGATTTGCTCATCAGGTGGTAATTGTCCCTCGTCGTAGAGATCTAGGAGACGCTCTAGACTGTCTGGAATTGATGCAATTTTCGCTCCGTAGGATGTCATAGTTGTGCCGAGAATGTGCGAGCGTCGGTGATTGCCTGTTGTTGTGATTTGAATGGACCATTCTTAGGGCAACCCTCATAATCGTAGCGCCAATAGTAACGCTTACTCTTCTCCCATAATTTTACCATAACTGGGGGAGATGTGTCAAGTGTGATGCTTTTCATGAAAATTCAGGGTCTGAGAGGTTTTCTTCTGTTAGGTCATCATACTCGGGAAAGTCTTCCTGGAGCATGTCATCGATCCAGTCATTTTCGATGTCATTCATGAGTTGTAATCCTCTGGGCGTTGTTGGTCAAAATCGACATTCTTTCGTTGATATTTCCCTGTGGATTCATCTGTGGAAAACTCATCGGGCACCTGTCGATTAGTCTTGGAAAACTGTCGCTTTTCTCGGATTGATTTCGGTCGGCGTGAGTTGTGGAGATCGTTACGTTTGTAGGTCCGTCCCATCAGTCAGTTGAAATTGTCCTTGGTTAACTACTCAGTCAATATAAGCAATTTTGGGCAATGTGTCAATAACTCTGTGACGGTTTGTGAGGTGATCCGAGCATAGTTGACAAAAAAATCTCGCTGTGCTACGCTCTAAGGTAACAATAACTCCGTAGATATAATTCTCGGAAGTATATTTATTTACCCATTTTAATTATCCACAGAATACGCGGAAACTGTGGAAATCGTGTGGAAAACTATCATTGTAGTCCCCTGTTTTCGTGTATGGTGTCTCTCACTCTTTCACGGTCTAGACTATCACCTCCACCCCATGTAATTACATCACCATCACATGCATCAAGGTAATTAAGTGTAGCAAGTGCAATTTCTTCTCTAGTTAGGTTAGGTATAGGATAGAGGCAATCTTTGTGAGATGGTAGATAGAATGACTCGCAATAATCAAGGAATTCAGAGAAGTTTGTCATGTGTGATGTTTCTTTGTTGTTAATACTATTATAATGGATAATTGGTGTGGCACAGTGTTTAATTGTGCCACTTATTGTATTGGATTAGATCATGTATAGGTGACCGCCTGCCCAGTCTACGTTGTTAGCGTTATGGACAAAATTGCGATCCTTAATCACTCTCATGTCAAATCTGACGTGCTTCGCTGGTCCCTTCCATCCTGCTGGTTTGTATATCTCACCTGTCTTTTTATCGATGAAAGCAACAACTGACTGATCGCGATATTCACCCGCTTCGTTTCTTGCTTCCTGTTGGATGATCTTGAAATACTTCTTTCCAGGATTTGCTCTGAATTTCATTAACTTTGCTTCACCTGATTCGATCTTTTCAAGTTGCTCATTTGCGTAGTTAGATGAATCTGGGCGGGATGCCATTCTCTTCATTGAGTCAATATGATAAGCGCGATAGTTTGCTGTTAATGCGTCACAATACTGTTGTGTCCATGTTGGGACTAATGCTTCGATTGTTGGATTTGAGATTGTTTGAGTCATGTAAGTTTGTTTGTTTCTTATACTATTATTATAGTGTAAAAAACGACGGTAGCATACAAGTATGTGACACTAATTAAAGTGTACTAAATGGGCACCACATTTGCTGTAAATGTGATACGTTGATCGCTTGGGTTTGAGTCATAACCGTGAGTAATGTTTGATGGATAAACTAAGACATCACCCTCGGATTGTTTGAAAGTTGCTTCAGTCATATTGTAAGGAGATAATTCACTTGTATCGAGTTGAATAACTGGGTAAAAGTGAGAAGCAACGTTGCGCCGCCATTTCATATAAGCGTGTTGTTTCTCATCATAGTTAACAAGATAGGTGACAGAATAGAGGCAATTAGAATGCTCATGAGGGGCATAGATTGCGTCTTTATTTGCAATTTCGAGATAAGAGTCTGAGAATCCAAAGTTTGTTTTATACTTGAGTGAGTTAGTATTGTGTAGATTGACTGCGTTGATGATACATTGCGCGAGATCGGGAATATCTTGAATTAGTTGGTTATTTGGTCCAACTTGCAATACATTGTGACAAATTGCGTTTCGTTTGTGATCTGAGATGATATCTTGCTTTGACATCCATTCCAGGATTTTCGCTTTGATGTCATCATGATTAGGGAGAGAATAACGAGTAATAGGGACAGGAAATAAACCGTAAGTTTCCTGCGTTACTGCATCATCTAGTGAATCTGATAAAGTCATGATTAAGGGGAGAATCGTCGCTATTTATCTATTGTAGCATATCATTAAACCTCTTTTGTGCATCCTCTGCGATTGCTGGTAGATAACCTAAATCAGAATTTTGATCCAGTGCATCTAGTTGATCTGAGGTGAGATTGTGTGCTTTTCTGTAATCCTCCCATGCTTCATCGTAACAGGTTTCATACAGTGATTCATGATGTAAAATGCTCATTGATTATGCTCCTGCGAAAGTGTCAAATGTGAATCCGTTAGTGAATTCCTTAACTACACCATTTTCGCGGACATACCACACATAATCTTTCTGAAATACACCATCAGTGAAAGCATTACCAAATTCGTTGATAAGTGCATTCAAACGTGATTTAGTGGTGTTTGACTGCCAACCGCCATCGAAAATAGTAAGAATGCCGCCACATACTTCAGCGATCTTGTTACCATGTAGGCGGACGATTGAGATGCCTTCGTGCTCATTGAAATACACTGAAGTGTTTGAGTTAGTCCAGTTAGCGTTGTTTGCTACTGCTTGATTCATTTGCTTTTCGATCTTACGCATGTTTCTTAGGTGTGTTTGTTTGATACTCTTATTATAGGGCATAATGAGGCGGTGCCTACATCATGTGTGCCACTATCTCAACTGTCCTGTGCAATGTCCCACATTGCATTAAAATTGTGTAACCATTGAATGTGCTTTTCATCCATGTCGGTTAAATCCTGCTCATCTGCTGAAACATAGGGAAGACCATGTTTTGTGCAATAATCTTCGTAAACATCAGTGAGGAAATCAATTTTGTCCATGATCATGTTTCTAGGTGTCGTTAATACTATTATAATGAATAATTAGGTGGCACATAGTATTATTGTGCCACTTAATAAATTGGTTAGACTAATGCCGTGGCGGGGACACCTTTGACAAAAATCTCATCAGTCACACGTTGTAAACGTTTGATGATGTTTGCACCGTGATTGCGATGCACTGGAATTGTCACAAATCCTGTTGGTTTGTTGTAAAATGCCCATTGCTGTGGTTGTAACTCACCTGACTGAAGTCTCTGAGCATCATCACGATCGAGACGGATAACTCTCCCGATTGTTTGTGCCATCTCAACAACGTTGAGATTTCTGAGTAGAATGCAATGAGTTAATCCTGGAACATTGATCCCTTCACTCAAAATAGAATAGTGAAACAATACAAACTTGCGTCCCTTCTCTTTGCCCCACTCGGTGAGAGTATTGAAGAATACTTCGCGGGATACTTTAGTGCGGTTGACATATGCACCAAATTTAGAGGTGACATGCATCACATCGTAACCACGCTCTGATAACTCATGAATCAAATCTGTATGACCTAGGATATTACCAAGGATGCGAGAAGAGGGGACAGCAACTAACACTTTCGCCGCGTGTGTCTCATCTAGATTGTCGATGATATCCTGCACGGTGTTACTGTGGACCATGTGAGGATTCTTTCTATCAACTGTGTGATCTGTTTCAAAAGGGACAATAGTGGGCGGAAGAATGTGACCGCCTTCGATCAATTCAGGTGCGGGGACATTCTCAAGAATAGGACCAAAGATAGCACGGTTATTCATGCCACGGTCATGCTTATTTGAAATGCGTGGTGTAGCAGTGAAGAAATACTTTTTAGTCGCAATGTCACTCATAGCAGCAACACTCACAAAAAAGTGCTTAGTGCATCCGTTATGTGCTTCATCAAAATAGATTGCATCTACATCGATACCACTATCAACAACGCGGCGCAATGAGTGATAAGTTGTGAAGATAATGCAAGACTCATTGGCAGCACGCGCAGTGTCATTGAATAAAGCAAGTTTGTGTGACTTAGTTGTGCTGAAATGGTGTGTTTCACCAGAGTGGCAATGCGCGACATGTGTCCATGTTGCGGGGATAATGCTCATAAACTCATCGCTGAGTTGATTAGCAAGAAGAATGCGCGGCGCAACAACAACAATAGTGCGCGGGGCATCGTTAAGCAATGCGCGGCAATGCTCGATCATGATAATAGTCTTGCCACCACCAGTGGGGACAATGATTTGACCATGATCAGCGCCATTCATTGCAGCAAGTGAGCGGGATTGATGAGGGCGGAGAGTGATGGTCAAAATGCGTTTCTGTCGATGCATCTATTATACACATAAAAAAGCACCCTTGACAGGGTGCCTTGTGACAGTTAATCAATCGGACAACGGTCCACGCGGTGTCCTAACAACTTTCTCGTTGTTAATAACATCCTGTAAATATGGACTCAATTTCTTATCTGAAGTCTTTGCAGGTTTCGTCGTATCCTGCTCCGATGGGGACGGATTTGCAGAGTCTTTGGAGTTTGGCATCTTGAATCTTTGAAATTGTGTTGATAGCAGAGATCCCTATATTTGTGCCTATGATGAGCACGAGAGCGGCAAGAAATAGTCTCACTTCATTGCCTCCAGTGCGTTGCGATGTTGGTCATTAAATATCGCTTGAGATACTGGTTGATTGATGTATTCAAAAATGAATTGCTTACACTCGTCAATAGTATCAAATGAGCATATGTAAGGGAAATGATAGATTAGCACATTGTCCGCTGTATATTGCTGACGACGTGCATTTACTCGGTATTTGTTACCTTCTGCCATATTTTCAGTGATCTGAAACGCTGGCACTTTTTGACCTGCATCATTATAAATGCAGTCATATTGGATGAATACCTCTTCACAAAAGAGGATAGAATTAGCGATCTTGGTGGAATCAATGTCGATAGTCTCAGTCATGATAATTCAGTGTAATAGATTTCAGGAAAAATAGCAAGAATCCTGTGCTTCCTGATAGACATCATAAAAGAGGTCAAATGCCTTCTCATCGTGTGCAAAGGGGCGAGACTGGTCACAAACCCAGTCATATGCCATATCCAGATCAACGTCGTTGACGAGCAGGAAAGCGGGCAGGGCATCCAGTGCCTGCAGGAAAGAAGAATCGGTGAGAAGCATGGTTTTGTTTGTCATGTGCCCATTATAAGCATAGATGGGCAGGGATTGCTATCGACGTTGTGCCACTGTGTCAGGTGTCTGAGAGCAGGTCATCTGGGTGACATGTTGCTTTCGCATATTGCCGCCTTAATTCATACTTAACCCTATTAAGGTGTTGTTGTAAGTATTTTGTATAATCTAGTGCCTTAATGATGACCTCTAGATTATCGACATGTTGCAATGCCATTTTAATTTCGGCAGCGGTATTACTCATTAACTAAGTGTGCAATTTGGAATGAAAATAAACTCATAGGCACCATCCATAGGATCGCGACCATCAACAACCCACTCATTATAAATGCTAGTTGCATCCTCACGGCGGTCATCCTCAATGCATTGTTTCATAGCATCGAGAAGTGAATCTCCCATATTATCTAGGGATGTTTCTTTCTCATTGATGTCGTAATTCATTTGATGTAAGAATTGGGTTGACTGTAATACTCTACAACTTCATCGTAGAGTGATTTAGGAGAGGGATCCAGATCCCTCAATGTTTGCTCACCGTAATTCTCTACGATCTCATCGCGTAGATCATCATCGGTTGAGTCAGAATATCCATCTAGCAATAAATCATATGCTAGTTGATAGATTGAATCGCTGTCCATGTTGTCCAGTTGGTGTTGAATGTAGCGATCGCGTAAACTCATTTTCTTAGTGGTGAATTGTAGTAACGTGTGAATGCAGTATACAGAATAATGAGAGTTGATGCAACTCCAATAAATCCAATTACTGTGACTGCATCGCCAGTGAAGTTGAAAGTGTCAGGTGTCATCGATAAACTGCTTTGAAGAATAAAATAATAC